TATCGGGCACATCGATCTGCGCAACCACCGAGCCAATCAGGCCTTGTAAATTGCTCTGATCGATGTCGATGCGAAACTGATACGTTGTTCCGGCATCAGCCCATGCGCGTCCAGGAAACGGCACGTAGGCCACGTCCGTCGTCTTCTTCCAAGTGATCTTCCAGGCGTAGCCACTGATGGTGGCTGCGATCGTGAGACTGCCACTCTCGGTGAATGTGACGCTGCCCGTCCAAGAAATGGCTTGGTACTGTGGCACCAAAAAAACTGCAGCGGTGTTAGTCCACAACTGCGCCGTGTCGTTACTCCACATGCGCGATGAGTCGGGGGCTACCACCGGCGTCGTATTGAGCGTGTAGCTTGCAAACACGTTCTCCACCGGCGCATCACCTAAGTTGCAGGCAATGGCCGTGACGTTCAGGCTTTCATTACCTGTGGTGTCGACCGCTTTGATCAGAATCTGACCGGCCCCGTAAGGAATGGTGACCAGATCCCAGGGTGAGACTGACAGCAGACCGGTGTGTAGTTCCAGCGCATCCGACCAGGAACGACTGCCCCCCGGCTGCCAACGCACGCGGTAACCAGCAAGATCGATGTCTGTGACTGGTCCCCAAGTCAGGCGCTCGCCGTCTAGGCGCAGCCAAGGGACATCGGAAGGTGGTGCAGTTTTACCCACCACTTGAACCGTCCCCTGGCTCCAGGCCCCGCGCACGCCGATCGAATTGATCGCCCGAATGCGAACGTTGTAGCTGGCTCCATCTTGAACTGGCGAGACCCAGGCCACGCCCAATTCGGCAGCCACGATGTCCACCGGCGACCATCCAAGATCGGTGGTCGCTTTGGATTGAATCTCTACCTGACCCTTTTGGGCGTAGACCTCTGTGGGTGCGGTCCATCCGACCCGGATGCGGGAAATGACAGAGCCATCAGCCAGTCGAAGTAATTCAGATGTACCGGAGGCCAGAGTGAGACCCGACACCGCAGGCACGCTGAACGGGTCTGGCAAATTGGACTGGGCTATGACGGCGGCAGGCGACAGGACCGCTTGCGTGTAAACACTGGCGCTGTATTCACGGGCTACGACATAGACCTCATCGTTGTCCTTGATCTCGATTTGCATGATCCGAAACAATTTGGCCGACCAACCCGGCGTTGAATGCGTAATTGGCACCACGTCCCCAACCTCGCAGCGCAAGCCCTCCTGAAAAGCGGAGAACTTCACGATCAAACCGTAGCGGCTCTGGTTAAGGGTCAACTGACCGATGTTTTGCGCCCGGTAGCTGTTGGCTGTGAAAGGCAAATCAATCTTGGCTTCCAGAATCAGACCGTTGTCAGTAGCACGCAAAGCTGTGGACTCCACCATTGCCAAATCGGGCTGCCACTTCTTGGCCGGGTTATAGAACCCTGCGGTGACCCGGTTGTACTTGGCGCGTTTACCGGCCTGGCTGATGACCCAAGAGCCGGTGATGTTGCTCTCAGTGAACCCGAAGCTTGAGGCTGTGGTGGCCACATCAAGCACCAAACGGTACTTGCCTCCGCTAAACACCAACATGCCCCGGCACGCGGTGAGCAACGCGCGCACGTTGTCATACGCGGTCTGGTTTGTGTCGATCGTTCCGTCGCAGGCGTAAGCCGCATAGTTCACCTGGGTCAGCGTGTGTTGGCCCGAACCTGCGGAAGTCAGATCGATGGCCACACCGGCAAAGGCATTGGCCAGTGTGGTGGCCAGTTGGTAGCTGGTGTCAGTTACCTTGATAGCGTAATAAGTTGTCCCTGCGACCAACGGACTGGGCAAGGTGGCGGTGCTGCTCACTTTGACACCGTCACCGGTGTCGATCGGAATCGGTTGGGAGAAAGTCAGCGCTTCGGTCGTGGTGCTGACCGTGAAAATGTCAGAAAAACTGGGGGCCGTAATCCGCACATCGCAGGCGTTCGCAGCTGCTGCAATGCTCGTGTCATCGATCGCGCTGCTGGCTATGCCTCGCCCGTAAATCGTGTTACTCAGGTAGTCCCGAAGGACGAGTGCTGGGTTGTTGGAATAGCGGGTCTGACCGTTTCGTGGGTCGAACAAGGTTCTGCCGCGCACATCGGCAGTGATCGTGGGCAGGCCAGAGAAAGCGTTGCGGTCGTACTTGAGCTTGACGTACAAGTAGGCGCAGTTGGAAAGTTTGCAGGCACTGGTCCATTTGGGTACATCAGCGGTCAGCGCTGCATCGGCTGCTTCACCCGGCGTACCCAGGTGCTTGGTAACAGTGACCAGGCCATTGAATTTGGCGTCACTTGAAAGCACATCGTCCAAGTACACGTTATCGATCGCGGTCACGGGGCCTTCTGACAGCACCAGCACCAGATGCAGGTATTCGTTGCTGCTTCCGGAGACCTCAATAAACACCCGTGTGCCACCCACCCGTCGGCGACCGTAGATCACAGGGATGGGGTCGACATTGCTCTGGGAGTTAATCAGGATGCCCTGCGCCTGGGCCGAAGACAGCGCTGACTGAGCGCTCGAGGGCGAGTTCGAACCGATCAGTGACTGCACCGCAAGATTGGCAACACCCCCGGCGACCAAACCGGTCGCACCGCCGATAAAGCTGGCTGTGGCAAGCGATGCGCCAAGAACGTCAGCCGCTGCAGCCGTGATGCCCGACTCAATGACCATGCCAAGTACGGCATCAGCCACCACCGCACCCACAGCCTCCGACACCACCGACCCAACGATGGCTCCAATGACGATCCCTGCCATTACCCGACTTCCCTGTCCCGAACTACCTTAGCGTACAGGCGCTCAACGTCCTGGTAGCCCAGGTGTCCGAGCAGGCGACCGAAGTCTTTGGTCTGTTTGACGTGGTAATAAATCTTTTGCACGCCCTGGGCTTTAAGGCCCATCTCGGCAAAGCGCAGCAGTTTCAGAACGATACGCCCGGCACGTACCTCGGGTACGGCATACACAGCGCTGTTGGCAGCGACCAGTGCGTCCTGGTAATGGATATGGGTCTGCACGATGAATGCTGCGTAGCCTACGATCACACCATCGCGCTTGGCGATGAAGGTGGCGAGTTTCCCGGCAGCGTCGAGTTCAACGTAGCGAGCCCAGTCGATGTTCAGGCGTTCGAGATCCTTCTGGCCGACTTCCTCGTACTCACGCTCGGCCAGGGCTTGGAGTTCTTGGGTTGCCGTGCCAATCGGGATACGCGCATAGGTGTAGAAAGATCGTCCGCTCTTCACAGTGATCCCCACTTGATTTCCCGATTGATGTTGGTGACGAACTGAAACCCACGGTCGCCCGGAAACCAGATCTGCTCTTCCGGGTCATTGGTGTGCCTGCCCGGCGTGCGTTGGAAATCCACCCACTGCGAGCTGGCAGTCACTGCGATCGTGCAGGTGCCGTTGTTCGGGTCGTCGGAGATTTCCATGCTGTCAATCCGACCATCGAACACCAGCAAGGGGTTGCTGATGATGGCCAGGCGGTAGTCCAGAAATCCCTTGTAGATGGCAATTCGCCGGTCGATGTAGGGTTTAGACAGCGCAATTGAGATCCAGGTCTGATCCACTGCCGAGACTTGTACCGTGACATTGGGAATGCTCATGTCACTGGTCTCTGATAGACCGGAGAACCCCAGAAAGTGGCCGTTGGCCGTATAGGTGTTAGTACTCCACAGCACGTTGATCCAGGCGTCCGTCATGCGGATGGTGCCGTCATCGAACCATGCCTCAACCAAATAGACGGGCTGATTGCTGGATTTAAGGATCTCGGTAATGAACTCTGAACTTGCGCCGCGATCCATTAAAAGGCCTCCACCAACTGCAAGCTGAAGTTGTAAATTGACCCCGGAGCCACGGCTGATTCCATCGCATCTGTGCCCAAAGCCAACGTAAACGGCACGTTGCGCACGGTGATCACTGCACCGTCGGCGGGCACTGCCAACAAGGCAGGCTCAATTGCCACGGTAGCAAGGCCAAAGGCATCTGCGTTCACATCAGCGGTGACCATGTAGACCTTGGTCTGGCCAGCAATTCCAATGAAGTCACCTGCTTTCAGCGCGCCAGAAAGACCTGCGGTCCAGCCGCGCGTGGACAGACTTCTGCCTTGCTGATTAGCCCCGTTGATCTGCGGTGTTCCAGTAGCTACCCCTTGCGGCAGCTTGTGCGCAGGCAGTACGGCGGTGAAGGTGTCCCACTGGCCGCGTTGGGCAACAACAAAGGCTTGGATTGGCGCGAATTGCGCTCGGGTCAAACCTACCCAGTCCGCAGTGATCACCCAGCGCTGAGCGCCATTGGTGCGCACACTGCGGCGCAGGTTGTGCGAAATCGAAACACGTGTGGGCTGGTAGGACTGAATCTTGATGGCGCTGGGCGCGGGGGTTAAAGGAAATGTGCCGCTCATGACTTATCCCGTGATCCCATAGCGTCCGCGCATGTTGAGCGCCTGATTCACGATACCCACCACCACTGCCTTGTTTTGCACCATGGCGGACTGGAAACTACGTGCGTCCATTGCCCGCACGGAAAAGTTGATATTGATTGGCGCTTGGGCTGAACTGCTGTCACCGCCGTCTGGCGAAGCTGTTGTGACAGGCGTCTTCCCGTTGGGAACGATCGTTCCTGCGCCATTGGGCACAAACCACTCTGGGCCTTGCTCGCCCACGATGTAGGGCTGACCACCTGCGACCGGACCGCCATCGGCCTTGAACAGACCCGACAAAAAGTTACCGGCACTGCTGAACATGCCTGAGAGCGACATTCCGCTGGTCGCTTGTGCCAGCGGTTTCATGATGCTGTTTTGAATCTGGATGCGAATCAGATCCGCAATGATGGAGTTGGCCAGGCTCTTGAAGTCGAGCTTGCCGGTCTGCACAAAGCTCACCAGCGCGTCCTCCATTCCCTTGAACGCATTCGTGAATAGCCGCTCGGACTGGGCTGCTGCGTTGGTGACCGTGTCGATGTAGTTGTTGAGGGCTTTGTTGACGCCCGTCTCCCAAGAGCGCTCAGCGTCCCATCTGGCTTCTATCGCTTTGATCATGACTGCGGTTGATTTGACGGCCTCATCGCGCAATCGTTGCTGCGTATCTGCCGTCAGTTTGGTGCCGCTTTGCTCGGCATCCCAGATCTGCTGCTCGACCGCGAGGAAGTTCTTACGTTTGACGTTAGCGATCTCCTGCGCCTGGGCGTTCATGCCAATCAGGTCGGTCTGGAAGATGTATTGTTCGTTGGCCTGCTCGAGGCTGTGCGTGAATGCATTGATGCGCTTGGTCTCATCGAACTTCTGCTGGGCATCGAATCGATCATTCACCGCCTGCACCAAAGTGGCCGTGGACTTGGTCGCCTCGGTGCGCAATCTCTGCTGCGCCTCTGCAGACAACTTGGAGCCGTTCTTTTCTGCATCCCAGATTTGCTGTTCAACAGCCAGGAAGTTCTTGCGTCCTTCGGTGGCTAAGGCTTGATCGCGCGCATTCAGGCCAATCAACGTGTTTTGAAACTCGTATTGCTGGTTGGCCACATCCAGGCTGTGGGCGAATGCATCAATGCGTTTGCTCTCATCAATCGACTGGATGCTTGAAACGGTGGCCGTTACCTTGGCCATATCGCCTAGGCGGCCTTCCTTGACTGCAAGCAGGCGACCTTTTTCGATCATGGCCTCGTACTTGCCCAGTTTGTCTTTGATGGCCTCGACATTGAGCGAGTCCAGGTACGAATCAAACGGGCTGGTTTTGTCAGGCCGCTGGTCTGGAATGGCAAAGGAGCGCTTGGGTGACTCGACGGGCTTTTTCATACCTGCATCACGCTGTGCAAACTGCTCGTCGAGTTTGGTCAAGAACAACGGTGCGGTCCAAATCTTGACCATGTCATCGTTGAAGGACTCGGCGTGGCTTTTGAGGTCCGAGGTGAGCGTAGCGAAGCGACGTTTGACCGGATCTAGTGACTTTTCACTGATCATCTCTGCACCAATGCCATCCATGAAGGCAAGCACCGACACAATGTCCGCGCCGGTGGCTGCGATGGCGTTACCGGCAATGCGAACAATCCGAACGCAAGCGTCAAAGATGTCGATGAAGGCGGCAACCGCACGCAAGCCTTCCCGTGCCCAGGTCTCGATCACATTGTCTTGCTTGAGTTGCTTGGCCGTGTCGTTGAGGCGCTCGGTCATGCTGCCTGATGCCAGCAAAGCATCGGTGAAGTCACGCATCACCGGCAGTAAGGCCGAGGCAATGGTGTTGTAAAGCGACTTTTTCCTGCCCTCCAGGCGCACGAGGTTCTTCTCGTACAGGTCTGCTTCTGCGGCCATCTCCGATGTGACCTTGGCGTTTAGTTCGCCAATTTCAGCCAAGTCCTGCATGAATGGCAGCAGTTCAGCGCCTCGCTTGCCCAGCAGCATCTGGGCTGTTGCCACAGCCTGTGTACTGCTATCCATGGAATCGAGCTTCTTGGCCAGATCCAGCATGACTTCGCCGGAGTCGCGCAACTTCCCCGATGAGTCGGTGACCTCAACGCCGAGCGATTTGAACAAGTCGGACTGTTTTTGGCTGCCGCCCGCCGCTTCGAACATGGCTTTGGAGAGCTTTTGAAGCCCGCCGCCGACTTCCTCCAGGCTAGTGCCCGAGAGTTTGGCCGCCGACTTCAAGCCTGAGAGAGCCTCCACCGTTGCTCCGGTCTTCTTTGCCATCTGGTCGAGTTCACCCGCTGAGGCAATCGCCCCCTTAATGCCATCAGCAAAAGCGTCAAAGGTGTATGCCGCCGCCATAGCCATCACTGCGCCCTTGACCGCCTTCATGGCGGTTTCCGACACATTGCCGATGGTGTCCATGGCTTTTTTTGCCATGAACTCGGCCTTGTTCAGGTCGGATTCAAAGCGAGCGACATTGGCCTCGAGGCTGACCACGAGACTGGCGAGGGTTGCCATGGGGGATTTATTCCTTTTTACCCAAAAGGGCTGAGATCAAACGGCTGTGTGCCTCCGCATCGGGCGGAGCATCGGCACCTTTGGTCGCGGCAGGCTCTGCAGTTCGCAGTCCCGGCATGAAGTCATCGGCCTGGTACGGGTCCTGACCTTCGCGGCGATGGACGTTGGCCAGCGTGGCGCAGACCTGGCCAAAGCCAAAGTCAGCGCGCATGTCTGGCAGGCCTTCCAGAGAGGCAAACGCCATCCACTCCGCAACCTGCTGCGAACTTAGACTCCCGAGGAGATGGTCAGGGTGTTGGAATCCAAGGGCAAGGCACAGTCGGAAGTAGAAACGGCGCTCGGGACGCCGCTGGAGTTTTTTGTGAGTTCATCCACATCTGCGCCCGACAAGCCATTGAGCTTTTGCGCAATGGCAAACACCCGGTCCAATGCAGCGCCAGATTTGGCACCGAGCAGATCCACCTCTTCGTCGGTAAACAAGCGCTGGCCACCCTCATCAATTACTGTGAGGCCCACCAGACGCGCGCGCATATTGGTCAGATCAACCTTGCGGTCCTTGCCCTCGCCACGGACCATGCTGGCCTCAAAGGCATCACGCTCGCGACCCGTGAAACTGCGAACGCGCACGGCCCCACCCCATTCGGGGACTTCGACGTCCTCTGTTTGAAGGTCGTTGGCGCAAAGGATGGCGGTTTTAGAAAGTAGAGTCATAAGAGTCCTTCGAAAAATTAGGCCCAGGTGATGGAGCCGGATATACGCAGTTCAGCCGAACGTCGGATTGCCTGATCTACAGCACCCTGGCTGTTGAATTTCTTCACGTAGGCCGTGAAAGTTGCTGTGTTACCGTTGGGCAGTAGCAACTTGAAGCTCTTGGCCACACCGGTCACCAGCGCGGTCATCAGGGCCAACTGGCCTGCATCGCTGTTGTCCTGGTCGACCTCAATGGCAAACGCACCGGGATCAAAGAGGCCAAGAATGAATTCCTTCGCCGTCGAGTCAAAGTTGGTACGCTCAATCTCGGAGGCTGAGCCGTCAAAGCCGCTGTAGCTCTTGACGTTGGAAATCTTGGTCCACTGCACAGGGGTGGCCGTGCCGCCGCTGGTGTAGGTCGTATAACCAGTCGCGTCCAGTCCAGCAAGGGTCACGATCTTGGTCGTAGGTTCGATGTACTGCACAACGAAGCTGTTGCCGTTGAGCTGCGTGGTGCCAACGACGCCTGAGATGGTGATCACATCGCCCTTGTTCAATGCGGTGACCGCTGAGAGCGTGACCCGGCAAGGGTTCGTGAGTGAGACGGCGGTGATGGTGAGCGCCGACCCGGTGGTCGTGCCAATACTGACGGTGGAGCCTTGGGCTGAGATGGCGGTGCTTGGCATGGGGTTCTCCTAAAAGTTAGTGCCAGATCGAAAAATCCAAAATCACCCGGTGCAGCAATGCCTCGGGCTCGAATTGGTCTTGCTCGAGAAGCAAGAGGTGGGTGATGGAACTGCTTTTGAGGGCGGCTTTGACCGTCTCGGCCAAAGCAACGGCAGCGGCGTAGGTGGTGTCAAAGCAGTCCACCTGCAGGCGGGTGTTTTCAATGGGTGCGCCGTTTGCCAGGGTGTTTTCTGGTGCGCTGGATACGCGGGCATAGACCACGTAGGGCTTTGACACGTTGTTGGGCGCAACGTTCGGAAACACCCTTCCCCCGGCCACACCTGAGAGGGCCGAAAAAAGTTCTTGCTGAATCATTTTTTGAGTTCGCGTGCGGCTTGCTCAATGCGCTCAGCAAGCCGTGTCTTGATGGCCGTTAGCGCATCGTTTTTCTTCATGTCAAAAGCAGGCCGCAGAAACGGGCGCGCGGACATCTTTACGGTCCCAAACTCCACAAAGCGCCAGTACCAAGCGTCTTGCGAAAGGTTTCCCTTCTTGCCTTGCTTGCGGTACTTCTTGCCATGCCGAACGGTCACAAAGAAGGTCTGCTTGTTCTTGTTCGATAACTCAGGGATCTGTTTCAAAATCACCGAACGCTTCAAAGTACCTGGCGGAGGCTGGTTGGGTCCCAGATCGCCCGTGGCAACGGGTGCCTGCAACTTGGCTTCATCCCGAAGGACTTTGGCCCCGGCATAGACCGCTGCGCGCAGTCCGTTCTTGGCAACACGGTCAGGCAACTCTTTCAATGCCTTGGCCAGTGCATCAAGGCCTTCTATCTGAACGCTTTCGTACTTAGCCATCGTCTAGACCCTCAGAGGCCAGCAGCGTGACCAGCACGTTTCGCTCTTCATCGTTGAGAGCTGCGTGGATGTTGAAAATCCGCGATCGGTACATCGCCCGGTAGCCAGCAACCTGACGCGTATCAGCAAAGATGGCTTGGTAGCGCACAACGATTTGATGTGAGACCTCGCTTGCCATACGTTGCGCGCTTTCCAGTTCGCGGCCAGTCAAGGGTTGAATCTCAGCCCAGAACGAACCAAGGTCAGTCCATGTGCGAACTGGTCCGCCGTAGCTGTCTTGCACCGTGCTTTGCCGCTGCAAGGTAATGCGTCGATTCAACTGACCTGAACGAACCGGATTCATGCCATCACAACCTTGTACGGATCGAGCAGGCCGTCAATGAAGGGTAATGATTCGATGCGTCCTCGAGAGAGCGCAGCCACCTCTTCGCGATGCGCATACAAGCTGCCCACGCGCAGCTTGATCCAACTCTTGATACCTTCTGGAACTTGCGCAGCAGTACCGTACCCGGCGTCAAAAGTAACCGACACCGCTCCGATCTGAGGCAAGCAAATCGGCCATATCTGCCCGAACACCGGCGTGATTCGCGCGGGTTCACAGGCGGCATCGACCGTGTAGGTCAAAGCAGGCATCGTCTGATTCACAGAGCCCATGTCCAGGTAATTGATCGACACAACCGACTGCACCGGTGCTTTGGCCAACAGAATTGCATGGCCTGGCAAGGTGAAAGCCTGCCCCGCTGGCACACCCATCAGCGACGGTCCGGGGAAGCAGTCGAGCACTTGCCTCCAGCGGGCAGTGGTTAACTGCCTGCCAGTCAAGGTCTCGGCTGCCTGCCGGGCCGCAGTGATGAGTGAGGCGATCAGCATGTCGTCCTCGTCAAAGTCCACCCGCAGATGCAGCTTTGCCTCCAGAAGCGACACCGGCTCCTCTGTGGGTGGCGTGACGAGTTGGATGGGCATTTAGATGACCTGCACCACAGCCGCTTGGTTGGAAGCATCCGCAGGCGCAAAGCGTGGATTGAGGCCGAGCACCTGGGCCGAGGTCTGGCTTGCTGCCACGCCCACCGTGACTGACAGGCGAACAAAGCCAAAGCCGTTCACCGTATCGAGCTCCTCGGGCTTGACGTTGATCAAGGCCTGCTTGTTGTCACCAGTGGCTTTGACGATCTGGGTGATCGCCTTACCCGTGATGTCCTTGGCGCTGGTGCCGGTTGAATCAACCGCCTGCTGCAACTTTGCATCCACAGTGGCGCTGGTGCCCAGTACTCCGGTCTGCACCAGGGAGAGAAACCCGTGGTGGTTGGCCACAGAAATCCAGCCCGTGGTGACTGTTCCCGCCGCTTGCGCGGCAGGATCGATGGTGGCGAGAACGGACAGCAGTTCGCTGCCTTTTGCGTTGGGAAACATAGTTTTCTCCTAAGGTTGGGGTCGGCTTAGCGCGCGCCCAGTTGGATAAAGGGCGACATCGTTGCGCTGCCTTTGGCAGGCGTGATGGGGCTGTTGAGCTTGGACTGGCCGTCCATGCGGAAGGTCGTGCGAAACGCTGTCAAGTCCGCATCGAAGTACAGGTGCATCGATGTGGCGGTCTGCATGCCACCCGCCTTGGTGATGGTCTGGTAGTACTTGAGGTCCACCAGCAAGATGTCGCCTTGGGCCGAGAAAGTGTTGGCGTGTTGAGACACAAACACAGGGCGACCCAGCAAGGTGCCGTAGGGCGAGACCTGCAAGCCCCCGACGGGCAGACCCGTGGGGATGTAGATCGGATAGTTGCCCAGAGTCAGCGTGAAGAGTGCGGGCAGCACATCGTTGTTCACGATCCAGACGGCATTGGCAAAGCTGCCCGAGGGCAAGCGCGCAATCATCTTGGCCAGGTTCTGAGGCACCAGCGTTTGCGTTGCTTGACCTGACTCCTTGGTCACGGTGACCGTCGCACCAGAGCTGAGCGCTCCCACAGGCACACCGTTGCCAGCACCAAAGAGGATGGACTCGTTGGTTTTCCAACGAATGGACAAAGCGACCTTCTCAGGCAGGTAGGTGGTCAGCGCATTCGCGTCGTCCAGCAGTTCGTCAGTGGTGGGTACCAGCGCCATCAGCTTTTTCAGGCGCAACGTGGCCAGGCCCAGCACCGGCTTGGATGCCACAGCCGAGGCCGCTTCACCCTGCCAATAGGCGCGGATACCGTTGGTGCCCCAAGGCGTAGTTTCGTCCTTGGGGAATGCCATGCTGTTGCCGCTAATCTCGACGTTATCGGTCATGGGCAGCAAAGAGTCCTCGCCCAAAGAGAGTTTGAAGATTTGCTGAGAGAACTGAGGCGGCACCAAAAAGCCGCCGTCTTGGCCCGAAGCCTCGTTGGCAAAGCTGCCGGGCGCTGCTGCACCACGGCCACCACCAATGAGCAAACGTTCATCGAGCGATTTGCCGGGCTTTTCTGCCTGGTACACCGCCTGCATGAACTCGCCCGCAGTGCGAAAGCCGTGCAAAGGATCGGCCTCGCGGTTGTCAGTGACAGTGATAAAAGCGCCAGCGCTTGAAGGGGCTTGTGCCATTTGCGCTTCTTCCGCGATCAGGCTTGCCTCACGGTCGATGGCGTTACTGGCAGCCTCAATACGGGTCTTGAGCGCATCGAAGGCCGTAGCCTCTTCATCATTCAGATCGCGGTTATCGGATGCGGCGCGGTCAGTGAGCGCGCGCGCTTCTTTGACCAGGGTAGATTTGCGAGCCTGCAGCTCGCGCAATTGCTTACTCATTTGGGGTTCTCCAAAATCAATGGACGTAAAAAAACCACCGGGTCTCAATTGACGAGGTGGTTGCTTGGGGTGCGGCCAACGGGCCGCTTCACTTTGCTGGCAGCCCTCTACGGAGTGCTGCCCGAAAAAAAGTCACATCAAGGCCAGCGAATTCCTCGCCTGGTTGAGCCGTGATGCATTGGGTTTGATTTGCGTTCGCGCATCGCGGCGCATCTTTTTGACGACATCGTCAAAGGTGGCTATGCCGTCGACCATGCTGCTAGCAAGTGCCGCGTCGGCTCCTAGAACTCGGCCCTGACCCATGCCATCTCGCACCTGAGAGATGGGTACACCTCTGCCCTTGGCCACAGCTTTGGTGAACGCGGCGTAATAGTCATCAACGCGGGACTGCATAAAGCCCTGGGCTTCTTCGTCCAAAGGTGCATATGGATTGCCCTCAACCTTGAACTTTCCCGCAGAGATGAGCGTAGTTTTGACACCGGCCTCGTCCATGGCCTTGCTGTAGTCCTGGTGCGCTTGCCACACCCCGATGGACCCCACTTCGCCGCCGGGTGTGACATAAAACTCAGATGCTGAGCAACCAATCCAGTAGGCTGCCGAAGCGGCAAGGCTGTTGGCGATGGCCACGACAGGCTTTTTGGCGCGGGCGCTGACAATTTCATCGGCCAGTTCCGCGACACCGTAAACACTGCCGCCGGGGCTGTCGATGTCGATCAGGATTTGAGAGACCGTCTCATCTTGGATAGCAGCGCGCAACATGTTTGAAAACTGCTGAGTGCTGGCAGTACCAGGACCGGATACATCGTCCACCATGTTGCCGCGCTGCGTCACGATGCCGTAAAGCGGAAGCACCGCAATGCCGCCACCAGAGTTGGACACGCTGGATTGGCGACGTGCATCTCTTGCGTTTCTGTCGGCTGCAATATTGCGCATCACCTCTTCGCTTGCGCGGGCATCCCCCGACCAGCGTGCGATGACAGCAGTGACTGCGTTCAGCCGTTCGGGCATCAATGCCCAGGGAGTTGCCAAATATTCGGCAACCAGTAATTGATGGTTCATGGTGTCATCCCCAGTGATTTAAGTGATTGGCACAGATGCGGTTCATCCATGGATACGCAGGCCTGCGCCCAGACACTCACCCGGTCCACTGGCACAGCCAGGGATTGCGCAATCAGTGCCAGATCTTTCTCGTCGACCCGACCGGCCCGAGCGATGCGCCTGGCCCAGCGTTCGGCACTTGAATCGATCAGGGCACGCAAGCGGGCAGCGGCTTCATCGGAGGGCTCAGTTGCTTCTTGCTCCGGGTCCTCCGCTTGTTCGGTATCAAGCGCCACATCCTCTGCTGTGCTTTCCTCGACCATATTGAGCGGGCGAAGTGGTTCGTCCAAGCCATCAAGCGGGTTGAGGTTCTCTGCAATGCGTGCTTCATTGCGTGTGAGCCAGCCGTTCTGAATACCGCTTTGGTAGAACGACGCACGGCTGGCGGCATCGCCGCGCATCAGGTTGGCGAAATCAAATTCGACCTCGATGTCGTCACCTTCGAGAAGCAACTCGGACTCGATGCTTGCTTCCCAGCGCTCAGCCCAGGGCGTCATGGTATGCATGACGAACTCAAGGCTTTGTTGCTCAATGTTGGAAAACGTCGCCCGGTCCAAATCGCCGATCATGTGAGGTGGCACTCGAAACAGCCTGGCAACATCAGTAATCTGAAACTTGCGCAGTTCCAGGAACTGGGCATCCTTGTTCGTAACACCCACTTCGTGAAACTTCATCCCGTTTTCAAGCACAAGGACCTTGCCCCGGTTGGCACCGGACTGTGCCTGCTGGTAGGACTCACGAAACACCTTCTTGGCTTCCGAGTCCTTGAAGGATCCCGGAAATTCAATCCAACCGCCGGTAGGCTTCGCATCGTTGGCAAAGAATCGCGCGCCGTAGTCCTGGGCGGCTAGTGCCATTCCGAGGTTTTCTCGGGCAAGCTCGATCGGACTCATGCCCAGCAAGCCATCGGAGGACAGGCCGCGCAAATGCCAAACCTCTCCGCGCGGCAAGATTGACTCATTGCCAAACCGGTCTGTAAACCGGTAACGGTATTCGCCAGAGGGCAGCAACTCCAACCGGATGCGGTCTGGATGAAGAGGCATCAACTCAACCACCTCGCCTTTGGCGTTGGTGATGATCTGGTTGTAGGCGTTGCCGCGCAGTGCGAGATGGCCTTGCAGCATCTCACGCCATTCAAACGGGTTTTGAAAACGGTTAGGCCGTTTGGCAAGTAAACGGAACAACCAGTGGTCGGTGACCTTGTCTTTGCCACCGTCGGC